ATTTTTGTCAGCGATGATAATATCATCCCCAAGCACGAGATAATCTAAGAAAAAATCCTTACCTGCTCTTTCAGCAGCTAAGAATACTAAGAAATGATGAACTACAGCTAAAGAAGCCCATGAGGACAATGTCCCCATCGGTTGACCTCTAGTATAGTGAAGATCTCTTGAGTGTCTTAATTTATCAATTCCCTGATAGTCAAAAGCATAACCTCTAGAGGTTAATACTTTAACCCAGGCTTCAGCGAACTCAGGAACTGTCCAATGACCAATTAATTTCTCATACAATTGTATAGGAATTAGATCAGTGGCAGACTTAAGATCGTAAGAAGCAATGAATGAATATCCACGTTTACTAAATTCTTCAACTTTTCCAAGTTGATCAAATGTTGCATCACACGGATGTGATGACAATAATTTGAAAATAGAATTATGTAAAGGTAATAACATCCATTGGGTCCAATAATCAGAAATTGCGAAGACTCTCACCTTTCCAGCAGCTTCTAACTTAGTTGAAACTTTCCCCACCCGTAACCGAGGAATTATGTGTTTTACTACATAATCCAATGTTAATGGTTTATCCTTAGGAGGACTTGGACCATCATAATCTATTTTAGAAATAGATAAGTTGGTATAAGCTTCATAAGGAACTTTACCTGATGAAATTTCTTTTATCAGTCTAGAGGCAGTTTCTTGTAAGAGAGGAAACACTGTTTTAAAGTTTTCCGAGTTAAAACCCGGATGTTCTTTAGATAGGTGGCTTTCTATAGCTCGATGAAGGTCCCAAAGAGGAACTTTACGTCCAACTAGTATAGCTAATGCATCCCATGCAGCCCCTAAAAACGAAATTTTCGCATTAGGACCTGCTGTTAATGGCATTGGTATCTCTTCGCTATCTGCAAATAAGGTTGGTTTAATACCAAAAGGATTAAAACGATTCCAAAATAAAACTACTTTTTTATCTACTTCTGTCCAATCTTCAAATAATTGAAGTGGAAAAGGTAAATACTTTTCTAATTTAGGTGTAATTACACTTAAATCTTTAGCAGAATTTATAAAAGGTCGTTGAAATCTAGGAGCTTCGATACTAGAAAAATCAGGATCTTTATAGATCCCAGAGAACCCTTTATAAGCACTTAAAAGTGTATTAAGGACTCGAATTTTGTTAGTATCTCCATTTCGTATAAAACTTCTGAAATAAGAAGGTAAATGCGCTGGAAGTCCATTGGTCAGTTTCACCCGTTGACCCAACCCTTGGGTTGAAGTCATAGGGGTACCAGCAATGTACTGAAGAACCACTATAGAGTCTATTTTCAAAGTTAAAATAACTTGATTAATACCTCTAGTGGTAAATCGTTTATTTAAAGACTTACTTAATCTCCATATATTCTTCATCCCGAATCGGGATAAAGGTAATCCAAGCCAAGACATTATATCTCTATAATAAATTGGAATGAATTGATCGAAATTTCTTTCGAACTCTATCATAGAT